CGAAGTGGCCTCCAACGACGAAATTTACCTCGTCTGCCTGGAAGGCTCCAACGTGGCCGCCATGACGTCCGGTTCCGTGACCCTGGCTCAGATCGAACTGGGCAACGCCACCGCGCCGGCCGATGCCGACACCGGTACCGGCCGCTTCGTGGTCCCGTTCCGCAACGAGCAGAACGGCACGATCTACCGCTACGTGCGCATCTACACGGAAGTGGCCGGCACGATCGCCACCGGCATTAACTTCGTGGCCTTCATCGCCAAGGACTGATCGTGACCGATCGCTACATCGAGGCGGAAGTCGCAGTCAACGAGAACGTCGTCCAACGGCGTCGCGTTCTGCTGTCTGATGCCGGCGATACGCCAACCACGACCGCAGCAGGGGTCGGGTTGGTGCCTGCGGCCCTGGCGCAGTCCGGCCAGGTGGTCGCAACCGAATACGGCAACGGCGTCGTCCATCAGACCGTGCTGACGCTGGCAGCATTGGCGCAAGCGGTGGTCAATGGCACCGAGTATCAGGGCACGAAGATCTATTCGTTCCCCGAGGGCCGTATTCTCGTTCTGGGTGTCACAGCGTCCCTGGCGCCCACCACGACCAGCGCGATTGCGGGCACGCTGAATTCTGGCGTGACTGGCGCAGTCGCCGTTGGTACTGCCGCCGCGTCCAACGTATCGCTCACGTCAACGATGGTCGATCTGCTGCCTTCGACCGCGTTTGTCACCTCCACAGTGATCAACGAGCCAGCCGCGGCGGTTGGCGCAGCATTGGCAGCATCGGCGCACTTTGACGGGCACTCGACCCACAAGGACGTCTATCTGAACTCGGCTTTCGCGACGACGACGGATGTGGACGCGGATGCGACGATGACGTGGGCCGGCAACATCACGATCACCTGGGTTTATCTGGGCGATTACTAACAGGTGGCGGGCGCAGGTTGCCCGCCATTTTCACAGGACAATCGAAATGATGATGACCGTCTATGACCCGAGCGGTAAGGCCCACACCATCGAAGCGGTCGATGCGCGGGAATATCTGAAGTCGGGCCACTACACCAGCGAACCGCCGGAAGTCTCGGGCGCCAACGATGCGGCCGGCGCTACCGAGGAAGTTTCTGGCGCCGCCGATGTGCAGGCCGACACCATCGAAGCGGTCGACGAGTCCGTGGCCGACAAGCCAGGTCGTCCCGGTCGCAAGTCGAAGACGGTCGAATAGGCCACACCATGCTCACCGAATCCCAGAAGGTCAATGTCCGTCGCTGGGCCGGATATCCGGTCTCCGGTGACGCCAGCGTGGTGGTCTACTCGGACCCAGTGTATTTCCACGCCGGTCCTCGTGATGGCTTGAACGCGTTGACACTGGATGGTCGCCTGGACCACATGACCGAGAGCGAAGAAACCGTCCTGATCGATACGTTCTTGACACCGATCGCCGCGCTTGAAGCCGCAATCCTGACCGTCGGCGACAACCTCGACACGAACAAGGCGGCCGTCTGGGAGCGCAACGCCAACGAGCAGAGCGACCGCGAGCGGTTGTTCAAGTCGGTCTGCCGGCGCATGTGTGCGTTTCTCGGAGTGCCGCCTGGGCCTGGACTGGGCAGCGGCAATGGAATCAGTCTGGTGCGGGCATAACCTTTGGAAGGCCAATCTATGAATGCCGATACGCCGGATGACTGGACTCCTGAGCAAAATGAGCTGTTCGCGCGCCTGCATAAGCTGATGTCTGAGAGCCAGTCCATTTTCATGCATCCAAACGCCCCGCGCCTTGGCGGCGCCGAATGGGCGACTGTTGCATGGAATTCAGCATGGGCAGCGGCCGAAATGATCGGGCGTGATGGCGCGTTGAAATTCTGCGACTCGGAGACGGGCGAAGAGTTGGCGGCCGAGCGCACGGGAATGCTGCAATGATGACCGGTGCCCGCCTGCAGGGCCTCATCTACGCGGGCTATGCGAAGTTGGCGGCACGCCAGGGCTCGATGTACGACGTCTACCGCTTTGACGAGCCGATCGCCGTCACGGACGATATCTACAAGATCGCTCGCATCCCGGTCGCGCTGGCCGCCGAGAAGAAGTTTGCGATCCCGAACAAGTACCAGACCCCGACGTGGTACTGCTACGCCGACGGCCGCCTGCTACAGCCGCGCGACATCCTGATCGGACCCGCGGGCACGTTCTACATCGGCGACATGCAGCCGAACCTGCCGATTCAGGCGGTTCAGACGAACCACGTGATCGCCATTGGCCGCGGCTCGTATGACGGCGGCGATCAGTCCATCGAGTTCTACGCCACGGGCATCCCGTGCTTCATGCAGTTCAAGCGCGAGGACATCAAGCAATCGCAGTACGCGACCACGATGGGACAGGCGATCACGCACTGGACCACGTTCATTCCGCTACCCGAGGGCACGCTGAAGCAGGACGACGTCGTGCAGGACGAGAACGGAATCCGATACATCGTCGACGCGCCGGATTTCACCAGCATTGGCTACGTCGCGCACTTGAGGTTGATCACGATATGACCAAAGCATGTGACCACGTTATCGGCGTCTATTCCGGTGGCGGTGAATTTGTCTACGCGTCGGAAGAGTCTGATGCGGGCGCACTTGCGCGGAAAGAATTCGATGAGTGGGCAAAAAACCCTCGTGCATGGCCGTCCGTAGTAGCACAAGGTCGAGCAAAGACTGACCGTGAACTACTTGAAGAGAAGTGCGCGATGTTTTCGTTTTGCCCTGACTGCGGAGCGCCTCTCAAATGATGACCATCGATCTGGCGCAGGCGCTTGCGGGGCTGAACCGGCTCGCGATGCTCAACATGTCGCCCTGGATGGCGTCGGTCGGGAAGACGGCGCAGCAATCCGTGAAGCAGCGCATCCAGCAGTCCAAGCAGGATCCGGACAACGCGCCCTGGTCGCCGTGGATGCCGCGCACCGAGAAGTACCGGACGCACAAGGGCAACGCGGGCCAAGGTCTGCTGTGGGACGAAGGGACGCTGCTCAATTCAATCAAATTTCACTCGGCGTCCGATGGTGTGTCGGTGAGCACCGAAGTGCCGTACGCGAGCTACCTGCAGGACGGTACGGAGCGCATGGCGGCGCGCCCGTTCATGGGCTGGTCCGACGGGGATATCGCGGGCATGGAGTTCTCGGCCGTCCAATTCATCGAGGCGCTGCTGTGAAAACGGTGCGCCTGTTTCAAAACCACGACCAGCACAAGGACGGCAAGGTAATCCGCCACCCGGCCGGATCGGTCGTCGAACTGCCGGACGACGAGGCCGATTTCGTCGTGCGAGCGACGTTGGGCGTTCGTGCGGTGCGGCGTGAATTGGCGGAACGAACACCGGGAACGCCGGAAAGGGAACGCAAGAATGATAGCTGACATCGCCGAAGACCTAGTCGAGCGCGTGACATCGGTCGCGGGATTCGAGGGACGGGCCGGCCTGGCTATTGGTGGTCGCGGAGCAGATCCAGCGATGACCAAGATTCCACTGCCGGCCGCCTGGATCATGTTCGGCAAGGATCAGGTCGACGAGTCGCCTTATGGCTCGTCGCAGTCCGGCGGGTGCGGCGGCTTGATCCCGAACGGCGAAAACATCCAGTTGGTTTTCAGTGTCGTGATCTACGTGCCGTACCTGAGCCAGGACGATCTGCTGACGGCGCAGTTCCCGCTGCTTGAATCCGTCATCAAAGCGGTGCGCGGCGACGGACTCGCAGCACCTTCCGGCAACCGCTGGCGATACATCGGCCAGAAGCTCGCAATGGTCTATCCGGACCGCCTCGCGTACGAACAGCATTACACCATCGACGGCTTCATGTAGCAGCATCCCGCCCGCGATGAGCGGGTTTCTCTACCTCGTAAATAAGGAAATACCATGCCTCTCATCAGCAATTCCGACCTCCAGGCCATCGGCGACAAGCTCGCGCGCTTCGCCGCCATGTCGGTCGGCGATCCGGCCTTCGACAGCTCGTTCACCGCCGGCCTTGATGCCGCAAGCAACGCCGTCCTGTCGGGCTCCGGCAGTATCGCGCAGTACCTGCTCGACACCGACGACGAGGCGGTGACCGCCGACTTGCTGCCCGCCGCGCGTGACCTCGACGAATCGCATCCCGTCGTGCCCACCGGCTTCCTGTTGGGGATCCCGGGCATCAGTGCAATGATCAAGGCGCTGGACACTCACGTGAAGCGCTACGCCGGCGCCGTCAACCTCGACGGCTACCTGTCGACGCTGAATGCTTCCGGTCCGACGCTGCGCTTCCACGCCGCATTCACCGACCACCTCAAGACGCTGTCGGCGAAAAATATTTTCATCGGCGCCGATCTGGATATCGCCCGCGTGAACGTCACGGGCGCCACGACCGGCACCTATACGCACCTGGCCGCGATCGACAAAACCAAATATTCCGGCGCCAAGTTGGTCGCCAAGAACGTAGGCGCACTGACCGCGACGACTGCGCTGTCGATCACTGGCAAGAAGTTCGACGGCACGACCGCGACGCTGACCGTATCGATCTCGACGCTGACCGACGGAACCGAGACGAACCTGTCCGACACCACGAAAGTCTTCGTCGACGTGACTGGCATCACCGTCACCTCGGGCGGCACCTCGGGCAACGTGATCAAGATCGTCGCCAAAACGGACCGCGATATCTCGGCCGCCTAACCAACTCCCCTCGAAAGGTAAAACACCATGGCATACAACGACAATTCCTATGGCCTGTTCCAGGGGCAGCTGTTCCTGGCGCCGCGCACGATGAACGGCGCGCTCACCGGCGGCTACAAGCCCGTGGGCGACGCCGACATGTTTGTGATCGACCCCAAGCAAAAATTCGAGGACATCAACGAGAGCCAGACCGGCCTCGGCCTGACTGCGGCGCACATCCCGACCGAAACGTCGATCTCGGTCAAGATGCGTCTGCTGAACATCAAGCTGGACAACTGGGAGCGCGCGATCTGGGGCACGCAATCGGGCGCCGTAGACGCCGGCACCGTTTCCGGCGAGCCGCTCGTGCTGTACGCCGATTCGGTGGCGCCGCTGGCCAATCCGGGCGTGTCGAGCGTGACCATCTCCGGCCTGACGGAAGGCGTGGACTTCACCGTTGACGAGCGCCTGGGCGCCGTGACGATCCTGGCGACGTCGACGGCCAGCTTCCCGATGACGACGACCGCGTCGTACACGTACGCAGCCTACAGCGGCAAGGTCGAAGCCTTCACCAACAACCAGCCCGTGTTCTCGGTCCTGCTGCTGGGCATCAACACGGCCAACTCGAACCAGCCGATCAAGGTCGAGTGCTACCAGTGGGCGCCGGATATGGCGAAGACGCTGAACATGATCGAAAAGAAACACATGGTCATGGAGCTCGATGGCATGCTGTTGCAGGACC